AAGAAAGCGCAAATAGGGCTTACATAGCCTATTTGGCACAAGAGGAGGACGATGAGTACATGGGTAGAAAAGCTGAGACCTACAATGACTACCCAGAGGCAGCGACTAATAATGCCAAGAGGGCTTTAAAGTATAAAGAGGAGAATGGTAGTGATTGTGGCACTCCTGTTGGTTGGACTCGGGCAAGGCAACTGGCGAATAGAGAAAGGATAAGTAGGGATACCATAGCGAGGATGGCATCATTTAAGAGACACCAACAAAATAAGGATGTACCTTATGATGAGGGGTGTGGGGGCATCATGTGGGATGCTTGGGGCGGTGACGCAGGGATAGAGTGGGCAATAAGGAAACTTGAACAAATAGACAATAAAAAAAACATGATATACGTTTACAAAAACCAAAACCTTGAGGTAAAAGATGTTGATGCCAAGCAAGGTATTGTTAGTGGGTATTTTAGCGCATTTGGTATGGTGGACTCTGATGGGGACATCATGATTCCAGGGGCATTTAAAAGGTCTATCCAAGATTGGGGGCCTGAGGCAAAGGGGAGGATTAAGCACCTCCTTAACCATGACCCATCTAAGCCATTGGGTAAAATCATGGAGCTAAAGGAGGATGGCTATGGTCTTTTCTACCGCTCACAAGTAGGTAAGCATCAATTAGGCCAAGACTTTGTGAAGATGGTTGAGAGTGGGCTTATTAGCGAGCATTCCATAGGCTTTAGGACTTTGCGTGAGCAAAAGAACGATAGCGCTAATGAGATACATGAGGTGATGCTTTTTGAGGGGTCAAGTTTGACCGCTTGGGGTGCAAATGAACATACCCCAATGCTTGGTATCAAGTCAATAAAAAATATTGATGAGATTAAAGAGCAAATACGTAATTTTGAGAAGTTTATTCGTAATAGTGATGTTACGGATGAGACCATAGAACTTTGCCTAATTAAGGTTAGGCAATTGGCACAAGCCGTAGAGCAAATGAGTAGCACGAAGGCCACCCATGAGGAGCCCAAGCAGCAAAAAGGAGAAGAGGTGAATGTGTCCTCACTAATTTCAATCATTAATAAAATTTAAGTAAAATGGAAAATTTGAAACAATTTGAAGATGCTCTTGCATCAAAGCTGGCCGAGCAAAAGGCCGAGGTTGTAGCTGCTACCGAGAAAGCCGCTAAAGCATTTGAGTCTCGCGTTGAGCAAATTAACGAAGAGATGGTTAAGGCTAACAAGACCGCCGCTGAAGCAGTTGCAGAAGTAAAGGAAGCTAAAGCCGCTTTTGGTAAGCTCCAAGCTAAAGAAGAGAAAAAAGTTGCTACCTCTTATGCTGATCACATTTTCGCTATTAAGAGCGAGATTGGTTCTGCTATTGAGAAAGGTTGGAACGACATCAAATCTGCCGCTCGTGGCAATGGTAAAGGGTTCGCTTATGAAATGGACATGAAAGCCGTTGGTACCATGACCATCTCTAACAACCTCACAGGTTCTGTTTATACCTCTTATGTTGATAACCCAGCTCTGCGCAGCTTTGTTAATCCACACTTGAGAAGCGTGTTTAACATTATCCCTGTATCAACTGGCTCTGTGTCTTTCCCTCGTGGTAATACTCCTGTTGGGGAGGGTTCTTTTGGTAAGCAAACCGAAGGTTCTGATAAGGCTCAAGTTGATTACGATGTAACCGTGGTTAACACTGCACTTTCTTTCATCGCTGGTTACGCTAAAGTTAGCCGTCAGATGATTGATGACCTGCCTTTCTTGCAAGCTTACTTGCAGCAGTCTTTGATTGAAGACTTCCAAAAGGCTGAAGATACTTACTATCTTAACGCTATCGCCTCTTCTGCTACCGCTGGCTCCTCTTCTGGTGCTAATACCGCTGAGAAGTTCATCGACTACGTAGCTCAATTGGGTGCGTTGAATTGGACTCCTAACCTCGCTTTGACTACACACGCAGGTTGGGCAAATATGCTCAAAACTAAGCCATCCGACTACTCTCTTCCTGGTGGCATGGTTATCGACCAAAATGGTAACGTTCGTATCGTTGGTGTACCTGTTATTCCTCATAGCCTTGTAACTGCATCTAAAATCTATGTAATGGATACTACTAAGTTTGCCATTGCACAGCAGAGCGGTTTGGCAGTAAGGTCTACTGAGTTCGACCAGGACGACTTTATCAAAAACCTCATCACCTTCCGTTGCGAAGCTCGTTGCGAATTGTTGCAATTCCAACCTGGCGCAGCTGTATATGGTGCTATTTAATATGGTTGATCGTTGATAGGTTCATAAATGTGGGGGCGGCTAAGTAGTCGCTCCCTATTTTGGTTTTTACTATGGTTTGTAAGGTTTTAACTGTGCCTGGTCAGGTCTTAAGGCTAAATGATGCCTTAGAGCAAATTAAGAAAACGGGTATGGTTCCGAGTGTTGTCTATGCCGAGCATGATGACAACCCTAAGCATAGCTTTAACAAATCAATGAAAAAAATATTGAGTGAGACCGATGGCACTTTATTGCTCTTTGAGGATGATGTGGTGATAAAGGACTTTAGCCACTTTTCTAAGGCTTTTAGCCAATTACCAGATGATTGGGATTTATGCTATTTAGGGGCAAACCTTGTAGCACCAATTGAGAGGTATAGCGAGAACTTGTTTAAGACCTTTGGGGCTTGGACTACTCACGCGGTTATGTATCGTAACCCCAAAGCAATAGCAGAAAGGTACGAGGACACGAGTGTGATGTTTGATGACTGGCTCAAAACATGGATACATCCCAATGGCAAGACTTTCATAATGAGTCCCATGATAGCGTGGCAAAAGCCACACCCAAGCCAATTATGGGGCCATTTTGCTGACTATACTGATATTTTTAACGCTTCGGCTAATAAGATACTATGAACTTTCTACTATCTGTGCATCTATATCCTCCAAAGCATCTCTGCGGAGCAGAGACCATGATACATGGCATAGCCAAGGATTTGATAAGCAAAGGCCATCATGTGAGGGTATTATTGCATCAAGCTAATCACTACCGAATAAAGAATAACTACTCTTTTGATGGGGTTGATGTATTCCCACCAAATGACAATGTTATAGATGGATTGATGAGGTGGTGCGATGCTGTTTTCACTCATTTGGACTACACGAGGTGGACAATACACGCGGCGAAGATGTATAGAAACCCCGTTTTTCATCTCATTCACAATAGCCACCCATATCCAGAGATAATAGGAGCGGAAAACCCACAATACATTATTTACAATTCTTTTTGGTTAAAAAACCTACTTAACTATAAATTTAGTAATTTTATACTGCCTCCTCCTACCGACTATCGTTTTTTTGACTTGGGGATTGATCATGGCAAGAGTGACTATATTACTTTAATTAATCTAAACAAAAATAAAGGTGGCGAGATATTTGCGCAAATAGCGAGAGCAATGCCAAATAAAAAGTTCTTAGCCGTGATGGGTTCATACGATGAGCAAATAGTACCTAATTTGCCTAATGTTAAAGTGGTAGAGAAGAGCGTAAACATTAGGGACTATTATAGGCAAACAAGAATACTCTTGATGCCAAGTGAGTATGAGAGTTGGGGTATAACTGCGACAGAGGCCATGAGTAGTGGTATACCTGTTATATGCACATATACTCCTGGTCTTGTTGAGAACTGCGGAAAAGCTGGGATATATGTTAAAAAGAGAGATGATATTAAAAGCTGGGTTAAAGCGATTAGCGACTTGGATGATGAAAAGAAATATAGAGAGCATTCAAGAAAAGCAAAAGAGAGAGCAAGAGAGCATGACCCAAGAAAAAGACTTGATGAGTTGGAGCCGTGGATTAGAGAAAAGGTTTATGAATACAGACAAAGATGATATATATAAATAGTGTTAGTGTCTTATCCGATTCTGTTGTCGAGCCAGTGAGTCGCACAGATGTAAAGAATTGGCTTAGGATTGACTATACAAGCGATGATAGCCTTATTGATAGCCTCATAAACGCGGCTCGTGTACATATCGAGAAGCTAACGGGGAGAAGCTTAGTGAATAAGAAACTAAGGGCCAATATTGAGCTTAGTGGGTATGTCCCAAATGTTTGGATGATAGACTTACCTTATAGTCCATTGATTTGCGTTGATGAGGTGAAGCTTAAAGAGGGTATAAATGATTATGAGACTTTGACTGTTAATGATGATTATGAGGTAATTGGTGGTAAGCTTTGGCTATACCAAAGAGGGGTTTTTAATGTCACTTACCAAGCTGGTTATGGCACTATCCCTCAAGACCTCAAAAATGATATTTTGACTCTTGTGTCTTGGATGTATGAGAATAGGGGCAAAAAGATGAACGCTGATCCAAGACAAGCAGTGCAACAATACCCAATGTGGGAAGGACTTAACTATCACCAATATAAGCAAGTGGTTATTTGATGGCAAAAGGCTTTACGATAGAGTTCAAAGGTCTAAAAGAGACAATAGCCAAGCTTGAGGATAAAGGTGATGATATTAAAAAGCAGGTAGACTTTGCTATTGGTGTGAACACTGATGCAATGGCCACAGAGGCAAAGCAAAGAGCGCCTGTTGATACTGGTAGGTTAAGGAGTTCAATTAGCTCAAATAAGGTTAAGGATTATTTATATGAGTTAGTGGCACAAGTTGACTACGCACCATATCTTGAGTTTGGTACTGGGCCTTATGCCGCTACTTATGTAAAAAGCATTGAGCCTGAGTGGGAGAAATTGGCAGCGCAGTTCATAAAGACTGGCAATGGCACGATAAAAGAGAGGCCTTATTTGTACCCTGCATATAAACGAATTTTGCCTATTTTATACAAAGACTTAGAGCAAATAACAAACGAAAATGAAAGATTGTAGCAATAATGTACGTGAGATATATGTTAATGCCTTAGATGGGCAAATAAGCTACAATGGCAAAAATGTACCTGTGTATGGGCAAACACCTTTTAGGACTCCACCTCAAAACTATGTGGTCATCTCATCTATCACAGAGACTGCAAATAATACTAACCACAATTTTGGGAACGAGGTCGATGTGGTTCTTGATATATTTAGTGAGCAATATCGTGTGTATGATAATGCTGTTGTTGATAATATTGCTTCACAAATTTTGACAATATTGATACCAGACCCAGGCATAAATGGTAGGAGTGATGCTTACTTTGAGGTCTACCCAATGGCAAGGACAAGCTCAAGCTATTTGCCATTGCAAAATGGCGATAATTTTGTAGCGAGAAAGTTAATAACAATTAGTAATTTAGTAAACGAAAAATAAACAAAAATGGGACAAATTCAAGGCAGTTTGCAGAATGTTGAGATAGATGTAGCTGGTGGTACATCTTACAAAAATCTCGTATGTCTGCGTACATCATCAGTTAATACGACTGTTGACTCCACCACTGAGCAAACCAATTGCGGTGTACTTACAAGCGTAGCAGAGCCACAAATGACCGTGGACTTTGATGCTATTTGTGAGGTTGCACCAAGCGTTTCTCAAGTATCCTATGAGGACTTGTTGAGCGCAATGGTTAGCAAAACATTAGTAGCTGTGAGGGTACAAAACCCAACTGTGACAGGAGCAAGTACAGGTGCTGCTTATTATCACTCTTTTAGTGGTTATATCACAGACCTCACGCTCAATCAATCTACTACAGAGTTCATCAATTTCTCTGGTTCTATCTCTTCTACTGGCACTCTTGACATAACCGCTTAACTT